GTTTCTTCCTATGAAGAGATATTGTTCCTTTTACATCGTTGTAATCTGCTCCTGCTTCTAAATCTACATTATATGTACAGATTAACTCATTCACATTATTTTCATTCTGTAATACATATATCTTACCGAATGCGATTGTATATGCACCTTTGATTTTCTCGATTGTTGCATCGAGATCAGTTTTGTTTGTGAAAGTTGCCAATAACTGTGTACGCATTATTCAATTCTCCAACCTTCGCAAGTTTTTCTTCTACCTTTAATGACTCCCTGTAAATTTCCTTTATTTATATTTAATTTTCTAGCTAATCTTGTAATATTAACACCACCTTCTACAATTTTACCAGTTTTTATATTTATTAAATTTGGATATTCAATACCACCAGTATCATACCTTTTCTTTGCAGATATTTTCATTTTATTTCTTGTATCATCAGATATAATCCTACCAGTATTTGCTTTCAATAAAGCTTTTCTCGTTTTCTCCAACATCGGTTTATCTCTTCCACCATTACCAGCTTTATATCGTAAACTAGGATTATTTTCATAACTTTTCTTTTTAGTTTCTGATATTTTTTTTATAGTAATGTCCGAATGTTTCCTTCCAGATATTAATTCTCCACCATGACTCAAATTATAAAAAGTGTCATCTTCAACGGCATTATATTCTTTGATATAATATCTTTCCAATTTATTCGCTTTAAATATATCATCGGTTTCTTCTAAAATTTCTTTCTTAAAGTTATTCTTTCCATATTTTTTAACTGCCTTTAATAATAATGTTCCAGACCCAAAATATAAATCATCATTTTTAGAATGTAATCCAATATATTGTTTACCATTAACTAAATTAGTTGTTATGTAAATTTGTAGTTGGGTTTTCATTACATTTCTGTCCTATCACTATTAAAACTTGCAATCAATCCACCCGCTCTACTGTCATATGCACGCCAAGTTAATTTCCATAACTTCATATTATTAGTTCCATCTTCTGCAGTATCAGTATGTGATTCATATTTACCATCTTTTATCTCCTGATGGTTGTGTTCTATTACCGGTAAACCATTACTTGATCTCAATGTCCCAGAAAAAGTTAACCCTGTAATCATACAAGCGGGTCTTGATAACATTACGGATGTATTATCACTTCCAACCAATTCAATTAATTTTTCTTTATCTACTGATTCTTCTATATCTTTAGCTAATCTTTTTTCTATTTCTTCAATTTTTTTCTTAACCGCATTTAATTGTTTCCAGGCTGGTGGTTTTCCATCCCTTCTAGCTTCAGCTGCATTTTGAATATATCCTATTTCTTCTTTAAGTTTATCTATTTCATCTAAATTTTGTCTTATTGTTGAAACTAATTTATTTTTATCTTTTATAGCTTCACCCAACCCACTCTCATTAATAAGTTTATTCATTTGTTCATCACTTCTAATTATATCATCTTTTACACCCAAATTATACCCCTCATCACCAGGTCTACTATTTAATCTTTCCCTGTATTCTGGGTTGGGATGGTATTTTTGATATTGTCCTGTTTCACCAGGAAATCCAAATGAACCAAATTTACCGGCTCTTCCATATTTAACACTAACGGAAGCTACTCTTTCAACTCTGTTATTACCATCACGAGTAACTCTCAATTTATCACCACTTGGAAAAGATCCGTGAGATGGTAAGTAGACTTCTTCACCTCCAGCTAATTCTGTATCATATAATGCCATTTCTGCCATATTTTTCATCATAGCACCAGCTAATGTAGGACTTTCTACATTTATAGTTTCTGCCATTGTTGCATAAGAATCACCAATAGCCTGACTAGCTTCTTGTGATGGTATATCATAATTCTTATATATATTCTTTAAATTATTTCCATGTTTAATTAAAGCTTCTCTAATTTTTGGGCTGACATTTTCTGTCTTTTCTAATTCTTCTAATTTACTTATAGTTTTATCCAATGCTTTATTTTCAGTTATAGATTGTCTGAAATATTCTTTGGAATGTTTACTACTTGGTAATAAAAGATTTCCATCTTCACCCGTTGGTCCAAACATTTGATGAAAATTACCATCTAATCTATCATATGGTGATCTATCAAAAAATTTTCTAACTCCTTCATCATCTTTTGATGTTCTTTTAGTTGTTAATTCCGGTTTACTTGTGGTGACTACTTCTTGTTTAACATTCACACCCTTTGTAGCACCCCTCAGTGATGTTCCCAAAGAACTTTCTAATGTATCTTTAATAAATTCAGTAGCTTTATTCTGTCCTAATATTTTTCTTGCTTCAAAATTAATATTTCTCATATAAACTTTAGGTTTGGCTCCCGAAGAAGCTTCCAGTCCATATTTTTCTACCATTTGTTGTGCAAATTCTTTAGATGGGTTAGATTGTAATTTTATAAAATCATTTTTGAAATCTTCAAATAGTTGTTTATCTTCATCACTCATATATAACAAACCATCTCTAACTGAATTTTGTTTACCACTAAATAATTGTGATACAGGTTTTGGAACTTGTTGTTTTTCTTTATCACCATCTACTTTACCACTAACATCATCACCTTCAGAACCCCACGGCTCACCAACTCTATTCAACTTTCTATTCTGTGGATTATCTACATATTTTCTAACCTTTTCCAAAACTTTCTTTACAACTTTTCTAGGTAATCTTAATTCATTAAGGTATTGTTCAAGTTGAAATGTATGATAACTATTAGTTGGATCAGGCATACCATCGGGCACCCTATATGCCCATTCAGTTAGTATTTTATCTATTGGATTATTCACCTATAACCTATCCGAAATATCGTTCATTTCGCCGTAATTTGAACCCGCTTGAGATTTAACCATATGTCCATTTCTCTCTAATATGTTCTTTATATCTGTCAAAATAGAAACTCCATCGTCTTTTGAGAAGTCAAAAAGGAAGCTATCGTAACCATACAGAACTAATTTTGTCTTCTTATCTAATAAATATCGTTTTAATTCAATTATCGTCTTTATATTTGATTCTGTTTCATAAGCCTGAATCAAGTAGTTGAACAACTTATTTTTGTTCATATCTGTATAGTTTTTAGACAATAGTTTCCTATTATAAATATCTGTTTTTATAAAATTATTGTCATTAAAGTATCCCCAAAATGTATTGATTTTATCATAAGTTAAATTAAAAAATGTGATATTTTTTCGTATTTCTTTCTCAATTCCACCATATAATTGCCTAAATGACTTCTGTTTTGCTTCATCATATGAACATCCATATTTATCTGCAAGATGTTGATGTACTGATTCCTTATCAAATTTGTATCCTATTAAATCACCTATAAGTCGTAAGTGATATGCGTCATAATCATATTCCACTAACATATCATATTCGGGTATAATTGCCTTCCGCTGTTCTGGTTTCATAGCTGCAAAATTTATATTACCGAATGAATTAGCTGGTCTACCTGTAGATGTCCATAGATTGTATTTTGTATATAACCTACTATCTGATATATGTTTCTTTACTCTCATATCAAATATATCACATACATCATCTGTTACTTTTACTCCGTTTTTTTCTATATAACCGAAGGCTTCTGTTGCTTCTTTACAATAATTATCTTCTCCTATTTCTTCGATATTCATCATAATTGAAACAAGTTCATCACAATATTCTTTATGTTTTAATATTGGTATTATCTCATTTAATCTTTTAGCATTATAATACTTGTTATAAAAGAAATCATATGCATTATTTCTAACTTTACTCATATCAAATGGTTTATTAGTATCATACCACCAATTCCAATTCATATCTACCACATTAGTAAATGGATGAATATGTTGTAATGCCTTAGCATCTGGAGTGAAAATTAACTCATTTTCCAAGTAAGTAAAATCTTCCAATATACCGACACAATCAGGGTGAAACTGACATATCATCTTACTTTCACCATCCAATTCTTTGATGTAGAGCAAGGATAACCCATTATCCTTATGTAATGGATGCAAAAATGGGTCTGAAAATATTGGAATCACAATATAACTCATATGTTAATATATAACCTTTTTTGTATATGAAACAACTAATTTTTTATTCTATGTACAAGTATTTGCATTTGGTACATCCAATCCTATATATAAACAAATACCACTCTCGCAGTCTGCATTAGAAGAACATTGTTCACCCTTTTGTAGATTTAAAGATTCTGCTGTAGATTCTAAAGCTTCCACTTCTACACTCGGTGGTGTTATTTTCACCAACTGGAAAAATTCTTCAAATTTTTGCCATTCATTAGAAGGATCAAATGGAAGCATAATCCAATTTTTCCCAGATGTTATTATAAAAAGATTGATATCCTCTGATGTTTGGGTAAATTCAATTTTAATATTGCAGGCATATGTAATCTCTTTAATGGAAAGAGGAGAATTAGGATCATTAGGCCATGAAATTGTTTCCAGAGCATCTATAAGCTTAACTTTTTCCGTGAAATCTCCTGATTTAGTATCAATAAATGTATTCAAATTCTCAATTTTTGATGCAAACTCAGTTAGACCGGATTCATCTGCAGATGTAGTTGTCATCGGTGGTAAATCAAATGGTTTTATTGTATCTTTTGTAACTTTAGCTCTAAATATATAATCAATATTACTAGGTAATTTACCGTCTGTATTTCTTTGTATTTTTACCGGTTCCAGATTACCAATAAAATCTAAATATTCTTCAATTTTATTTAAACCACCATTAATATTTTGTAAATAAGTTTTTTTAATTTTTACAGAAGATTTAATTTCCCCACTGGTTATTTCTGGATATATTCTCATCTGTGTTGTAAGTGAGGTGCTCCAACTGTCACTAATATCATGAGACACCTTAATTACTTGCCAATAAACATTATTATAATAACTTTCAGGTAAATAACTAATTCTTATTAAATCACCCGGAACAAAACCGGATATTCCATATATTTTTAATGATGCTTCTATTTCAATTATAGGTGGTATAATTTCTTTTAATGATTTTGATGCTACTCGTTCATAATATTTTTCTCTATTATTTACCAATTCATAATGGCCTAATTTTGCTAATTTCCTAGCTTCTTTATCATGATCTATTGAAGATTTACCACCTGTAGGTCCAGGATTAATTTTAGAGCTCTCTTTAACACCTCCACCTATACCTTCAATTGCATTTATCATTTCCCCTTTCTGTTCATAAATCCATTGATCATAAGTTAACTCTGCGTTTTCTTTAAAAAAAGCTTTATTAAGTTTTGTTTTTCGTTTTGTCTCGGCTTCACCAAAAATAACATCACTTTCATCAACACCAAATATACTAGATCCACCTTCTATAGATCTTTTATGTAATCTATTTCCAGATTCTAAACCCACTGAAGGTAAAGTTCTAACATATTTATTTTTAATCTCATCTGCAATATTTTCTTTCCTATCTGTTTTTTCTAAAGCTACCAGTGAATCTATTAAACTATTAATTGAATGAATATTTTTAATATCAGCTGAAGATTGAATGGCTATTATACTACCCAAACCACCCTGTGGCATAGTAAAAGATAGGTCATATTCCTTAACAATAGTATCTGGACTATAAGGATTAAATTGTAATAATTTATCTAAAAAATCTTTCTTAGATCCACCCACTCTAATCAATGATGTTTGATCACCAACGGCTAAAGTATGTTGTCCATAATTATTAGACATCAATCCTAACATAATAGAATCACCACTAGATTTATTAATTCTATCCATTATTGATTTTAAAAACTGTCCTGGTGTAGTAGAATTTTTTATTGAATCTTTTATTATTTTGGTTGAAATAAATATTTCTCTTAATGGTATATGATATTGATGGTTTTTATCAATATCCTCTATTTGTCCACCATCTAAAACCACACCTGATGGATCTTCCATAGAAAGAGTTTCCACTCCCCAATATCTGCCTTCTGGTAACATATTTATTTTTGTATTATAAGTATGTCCAATGCTTCCCCAAGTTTCTGGATATATGAAATCCATATGATTTTTTTCCATATTTTTCATTCTATTATGTAACGGAAAATTATAAGTTATAAAAGAATTTTTTGAATTATATTTTGCAAATAGTTTTCCTTCATCATTAGCTGCAGAATCACCAGATGTATTTACTAAACTTTTTGGATCGTCACTAAATCCAAGTTCTTTATTAAGGATATTATCTTCAAACCAACCCCAATTAATATATATAGTTTGTGAACCAGTTGGTCCATATGGAGAAAACACAAATATACCATATTCTAATGATAATTTTGATGCAGGAGAATCTTCCCCTGGTAATTTAAAACTATCCAACGATACTCCAAATAAACTTTCAGCCATTGTAAATAGTTGAGCATTAATTTCTTTTTCTGTTTCAGGAGTTTGACCACCTTTTGTGGCATTATTATAAAAAAATGGATCACCTGTAGCACCGGAGATAGCTAGAGCTAATATCTCTTTATCTAAATTTTGAGCAATTTTATTTCTTAATTTTTCATCAAGGTCAGTACTCAAAAGTGCAGCATTTTTAGATACAATTTCAACACTACAATCAAATCCACCATCTTCTCTTACTTTAGCATCATAATTTACAACATTACCATATAGAGTTTCCATATCACCATTTGACCTTGTAACATATCCAGTTTCACCATACAATTCATCTTCAATATCATTTTTTGCCAGTAATTCTTCAGGAGCATATAAATTTGCCGTATCCCAACCAAAATCTATAAATATTTGAACTCCAGGTTTCATAAAATATTTTAAATATATCTTTTCAAAATCATAAAAATTATGAACAATAAAATTAACAGTTACCTTTTTTAATGCACCTAAACTTCCCTCAGTCTCCGATGTTATACTTGTTATTCCCGCAGGTGGTTTTAAAAATTGATTAGCATCAGTTTCTTGTTCATGAGGTAGAATAGCTCTCATTGTTGCCGCTGAAATCCCCCCCACCTCTGTACTCACTTCTGCGTTTGGTCCACTATCTTCAGTATTTAATATATGATTTCCTACAACATATATTCGTTGGAAATTACTATCAATCTTTACCCATTCATATTCTTCAAACGTACCACCGCCTGTGTCTTTTAAGTATTTATTTTCCCAGGTTTCTTTATCTTTTCCATCTAAACCTTTAGCTCTTTCAGCCCACCAACCTTCAACATCTTTATCAGTATTAAATGACTGCTTGGTTGCAACATCTTCAAATATAGATAATCCAGTCCACATTCTAGCAAAGGGAGTTCGGGATGATAAGTCTGCTAAACTAAAATCATTCTTTGCTCCAGCTACTTCTTGAAAATTTCTAACATAAGAACCTAATGTAGGATCAATATCAACCGAATTAAAAATATCTTCAGCATTAGATGTTTTTGATACAGCCTGTCTTAATTGTATTTTTTGTTTTAATGAATCTGGAACACCATCACCAAATACTCTATTTTTTATTGATCGTGCCATAACCTATATTATCCTTATATTCCTATTGCATAGTTTGTTGTTCCCGGTATTCTTAATGAAGTTCCTATTGGAAGAGTCATAAATGTTAAATTGTTTGCTTTTGCAATATACCACCATAAACTTTGATCTCCATAAAACTGGAATGCTAGATTATCTAATCGGTCTCCATGTTGTGTTATAACATAAATATCACTATCTGTTTCTGGAATTGTACTATAAATAGTAGTTCTATATGATGTAATATTATAAGGTTTTGGAGATCTGCCACGGGCAACTACACTTTGTTTTATTTTTGTATGTTCGTATCTAGCCATTTAGTTACCCCCCAAGGTTTTGATTTATTCCATAAAATGTATTTTCTGGTGTTTCTGTTGCAAAACCTAATGAATCAGGAATAGCTGGTGCAAAATCTAAGCTTGGAACTGTTGAATGTATTACTTGATATCCTATATCAACTGTTATATATTTTGGAACTCTTTGTCCTTGTTTTATTTCCCAAGGTGATTCATCTGGATAACTATATGATAAACTTTTTATAAATCCAGTCATTTCTTTACCTTTAGAACCAAATAGTTCACCCAATCTAAATTTGGTTAAAGGTGGTTTCATTCGTTCTTTGGTATTTGAAATACCCTTAACTATATCTAAAATATTTAAACTTGTAATGTCCATTTCTTCAAAATTAGGATCTTCGAATTTTTGATATTCAGGATAACACATTGAAGTCAATCTATTCATCTTCTTATAAATCATATTCAATTCATCTTTTGTTTGTGCAAATAATTTTAAAGTAAATTGAATTTCTCTTTCACTATTTGTATAAGTATAAACAGGTTCACTTCTTCCAATATAGGTTGTGGGAGACCAATTTGGTGATATAGTTTCACTTATACCTTCTAAATATGCTCTAAAATGAATAACTTTTTTATCTCTTAAATCTTTAAAATAAAATGGCATTCCTTCTTTTGAAGTTTCTAAATCTATTGCTCGTGGAAGAAGTTTTCCTCCTCCCAAAGTCTGACTAACACCTGAAACTACTTCAGCTATAACATCTCCTACTTGTCCCCAAACAGAATCTTCAGGAGCTTTTTTTATATCAAATAAAGTATGAATATCACCTTTACCATAGTTACCAAGTGGAGTTCTAGTACCCATTGAAGTTTGCATATTAACGTGTGAATCAATTTTTGATGTTTTATCTATACCAGCTTTATCAATAGGAGAAG